GCGGGGCAACTGATCGTGGTGGCGGCGCGGCCGAGGACGGGGACGAGCGCCATCGTGATGCAGATGGCGGAGCATATCGCGATGGCGGAGAAAATACCGTGCGCAATCATCAGCCTGGAAATGAGCGCGGCGAGCCTGGGCGTGCGCGCGATTTTCCAGCGCGCCGGCGCGGACCTGACGAAGTTTTTGAACGGGTTCATGTCGGACGCGGACATTGAGAAACTGACATGCGCCTCGAATGACTTGATGAAGATGGGGCTGTTCATTGACGAAAGCCCGCGCATGTGCATTGAAGAACTGGAGGTGCGCGCGCGCCGGATGGTGCGGCGTCACAAACTGGGGGTGCTGTTCCTGGATTATTTTCAACTGCTTTACGTGCGGAATCCGAGCAAGCACTGGAGCCGCGCCGATGAATTGGAACATTGCTCGATGCGGCTGAAGGGGCTGGCCAAGGAGCTGAACATCCCCATTGTGCTGTGCGCTCAACTGAACCGGGAGATTGACAAGGAAATCACGCGGCGGCCCCGGCTATCGGACTTGAGGAACACGGGGCAACTGGAGCAGGACGCGGATGTGATCATGTTTTTGTGGAAGCCGGATTTGAGCAGCACGGCCTGGCAGAAGCGGGTGGCGGACATCCTGCCGCGCGTGCCGGTGAGCGAGGATTGGAAGCAGTTGCGGACGTGGAAAAAGAACCTGGCGATTGTGACGTGCACGGTTGAAAAACAACGCGAGGGACGGAGCGGCGAGGATGCAACGCTGGTGTTTATCAAGCCATGGACGCGGTTTGTGGATGCCTACCGGCCGGCAGCGGTGGAATTGGAACCGAGTGAAATAGTGGAGGCAACCGAAGAATGAAACTGGACGAGGCAATGCGGGAGGCGGAGGACGCGGCGGACAAGGCGGTGCTGCTGCTGGACCTGTGCCGCAAGCGCGGCGTGGTGCTGATGACCGAGGCGGAATTGCTGGTGCGGTTGAGCCGGCAGTTGAGCGCGTCGGCGCTGGAAATTGAGACGCGGCTGAAGGGAGTGCCGGAAGCGAGGAAAGATTTTGAATGAGCGACGTGATTGGAAAATTAAATGGAGAAAACGGGACACCTCACCCCGGCCCTCTCCCCATTGGCTCGCCGACTCGCCAACGCGGAGAGGGAGAAGCAACGCAACTGGCGTTGATTGACGGGGAGAGCGACGAGGCGCTGCTGCTGAACGGCGATGAGTTTCAAAAGCGGTTCACGGGGACGACGGCGGAGAAGCTGGAGGTGAAGCGCAACGGGATTGTGGCGCTGTTCGGGTGCGGGTTGCCGGTGAATTTTATCGCGCAGACGATGCACTGCAGCGAGCGGATTGTGAAGCTGCTGGGGGCGAAGTATAGCGGGCTGGCGGCGAACAGCAGCAAGGAGATGGGGAAGGTGCTGGGCGGGCTGGCGATGAAGGCGGCGTTTCATATTGACCAGAAGATGGGCGACGCGCGGGTGGGCGAGCTGGGGGTGGTGATGGGGATTGCGCTGCAACGGAAACAGGAAATGGAACTGGCGGGGATGATGAGTCCTGAAAACGAGGACGTGGTGGATCTGGAAGAGGAAAGCCCGGCGCTGAAAAGCGCGAGGAAGTTTTTTGAAGACCGCGCCCGCTTGAAGAGCGGCGAGGCACAACCAATGGAGATGAAATGAAAACGGAACATACGTTGTATATAGAAAACAAACTGGTTCGTTGCGAGCACAAATGACGGATGAAATGACATTGGTGGAAGAAGCGGGGACACCTCACCCCGGCCCTCTCCCCATTGCTCCGCAACGCGGAGAGGGAGAAAAAGTGAAGTGGACGGAACATCCTCTGGTGGACGAGCTGCCGGAATTCCGCAAGCGGTCGGACGAGGAACTGGCAGACTTGGAGGCGGTGTGCGGCCGTGAGGCGGCGATGGAGTATGTTGCAAAGCGCGAGCAGAGAATTGCGCGGTCGGTGAGCGACCCGCTGCGGTTTGGTTTTGAACTTGGCCACTGGAAGCAGGTGCGCGAATTTTTGAGCCGGAAGAACGAGGTGTTTGCGCTGGGCGGGAACGGGAGCGCGAAGACGGAACTAGGGGCGAAGCTGGTGGTGGAATGCCTTTGCAACGGACGGGGGCATCACGTGCTGTGCATTGCGCAAGACGATACGGCGAGCAAGAGGATTCAGCAAACGGCGGTCTATAAGTATCTGCCGAAAGCGCTACGGCGGGTGAATGAAAGCGGGCTGCCACGGCGGCGCAGCGCGATTGGGAAGACGGCATTCAGCGAGGCCAACGGGTTCAGCGACGGGATACTGGTGCTGCCGACGCGAAGTAAGGCGCTGTTCAAGACGGTGGCGCAATTCGAGCAGAGTGAGACGGGCAAGAAATCGTTTGAGGGGATGGATTTTGATTTTTACTGGCCGGACGAACCGATGCCGATGGCGCTGTTCCGGGCGATTCAACGGCGGTCGGGCAAGCGCGACGGAAAAATTTTTGCGACGTTCACGGCACTGTTCGGGCATGACGCGGTGTGCTCGCAGATTCTGGACGGGGCGCGGATCATCAAGACGCTGCCGATGAACTGGCGGTGGCGGCTGGACGGGAGCGGCTACGTGGACGAGACGCTGACGATTCCCATGCTGTCACTGAATGAGATTCAGGTGAAGGGATGTCCACCGGGGCACATGCCGTTCATTGTGCAGCCGTTGAACATGAGCCAGGTGGTGATTTTTATGTGGACTCACTGGAATGTTTTTCTTCCGAACTCAAAGGAATATCCGGGCTGGCCGGCGTATTTTGAGAAGTGCCTGGGGCAGAGCAAGCAGACGGTGCGGACGTGGCTGTTTGGCTGGACGGAACGGGTGAGCGGATCGCAAATTCCGAACTTCATCCCGAAGTATTACCCGGAGGGGCACATCATCCCGCACGCGGAGGTGGAAAAGCTGTTGAAGGAAAAGAAGCTGACGACCTACATGGCGGATGACCCGCACACGGCTCGGAGCCACGCGACGCAATGGAAGGGCGTGGCGGCGCCGGGGATAGACGACCGGCCGATGGAATATATTTTTGACGAAAGCCCGCGAATTGAGGAGGGGGAATGGGCGAGCGCCGACGGGCTGATGGGCGACGGGCAGCGGGTATACGCAGAAGAGGGGGTGGACTTTTACAAGAAACATTTTCGGGAACGGGAACGGGAACACGGCCAGCCGGCGTTCCGGCGCAAGGGCGACCCGCGCGCGTTTGCCACGGAACAGGCGGCGGCGGGGGGCGGGACGACTTACTTTGAACTGTTCGAGCGCGATGAGGTGAACGGGGACAAGGATTTGGAGCCGATGTATTTTGAACCGGCGAAGGTGCGGCGTCTGACGCTGCTGGGCGACAAGCCGGACATTGCGAAGATAACGGACGCGCTGGCGTTCAATCCAAACAAGCCGGTGGACGCACACAACCATCCGCATCTGCTGATCAGCGACCGGTGCCAGAACACAATCCGGGCGTGGATCAACTGGGATGGGAAGAATGACAGCCCGTGGAAAGACTTTGTGGACGTGAGCCGGTATAACTTTGACGAGCCGGCGTTCTTTATTGACCCGGACATGCCGGAGAGCATGGGGGGAAGAGGGTGGGGAGCCAGGTGATATACGATTTACGAATGACGATTTACGATTTAAAAACCAAAAACAAGAGGAAAAATTATGAGCAATGAAACACAGGATAATGTGACGGAGAAGGCGGAGGCGCCGGACATGGCGGCGCTGCACCAGGCGTATGATGACGCGGTGGGGCAGGACCAATACACGGACGGACGGCTGGCGTTTGTGGAACGTGTGCGCTACGGGATGAACCGCTTTCGAGATCGTGACGGGACGGTTCACGGGAATCTCGGGCTGGACCCTGGCTGGCGTTATGAGGGAATGCCTGACAACGAGGTGTTGCTGGCGGATGACATCATCAATTACGGGGTGGCGCAGGACGTGACGGCGTTTTGGGGTGCGCAGATGAAGACCAGCCCGGTGAGCGGGAAGACGCTGAACGCGGCGCAGGCGGGCGAGCTGCGGCAACTGGTGAACTGGCTGAAATACGGGCCGCTGTTTGGCGACCTGATTGAGAATGTGGAGATAGCGGCGCAACAGCGCTGGATGGTGGGCTGGTGCGTGCTGCATCCGACGTGGCGCAACACCAAGAGCATGAAGTTGCAACGGCTGACGATGGAACGGATATTTGCGATAG